ACTTCAATATGGGTACAATCATTTCCAAAAAATCCAGTACACTTAAATTAAGATTGCATAAATATCATAATTAGCTGTATTAACATTAAGTTAGAACTATAAGTTGTTGAAGGAGAATGGTGATGGAATATGTAGGACGAGAAGAACATACAGAATTTGCCAAACGTATCGAGGACGAGCAGCATAGACAGAATAGACGGATTGAGCTGTTAGAGGAATCTGTAAAACAGAACACAGCACTTACGGTATCTGTTGAGAAGCTTGCGAATAATATGGAAAGTATGGCAAACGAACAGGCGAAACAAGGAGAGAGACTGGAAGCCTTAGAGGGCAGAGATGGAGAAATGTGGAGAACAGTGGTCAAATATGTTCTCACAGCGGCTCTCGGACTTGTGATTGGATTGGTAGCAACGCAGATTGGATTAGGATAAGGAGAAAGAACATGGAACAGATTATCAATTATGTAAAGCCGGAACTCATCGTAGTGGCTATTGTACTGTACTTTATCGGTATGGCTATCAAACAGAGTGAGACTATCGCAGACAAGTATATTCCTAGCATCTTAGGAATTGCTGGAATCGTGATCTGCGGTATCTACGTGATTGCAACTTGTACTCTTGGAACTAGACAGGATATCGCAATGGCAATGTTTACCGCAATCGTACAGGGAATTTTAGTGGCTGGATTAAGTAACTATGTCAACCAGTTAATCAAGCAGAGTGGAAAGGAAGAGTAATTATGACAGAGCAGACAGTAAAAGAAATTATCAAGAGTTTTGCCTACGGATTATCCGAAGAGGAAATCTCAGACAATGAAGGAACTTCATTGGAAACAATGCAGAAATTTGCAGAGGAGCACGTAGCAGAGATCGAACAGAAGAAAGCGGAATTGAAGGAAGGTGGATGGTATGAGTAATCTGATTATTGACGTATCTTACCACAACGGAGTCATTAACTGGGAAAGAGTCAAAGCGTCAGGTTGTGCCGGTGCAATCCTCCGCTGTGGATATGGAGATGATATCGCATCACAGGATGATAAGCAGTGGGTGAGAAACCTTGCAGAGTGTGAAAGACTTGGAATTCCGGTGGGAGTCTATCTGTATAGCTATGCGACTTGTGACAGACAGGCACAGAGCGAGCTTGCTCATATCTTGAGATTGATTAAAGGTCATACCTTCCAGTTACCTATTTTCATTGATGTTGAAGAGCCGGGAACACAGAACTACGCTCCTAGATGCTGTGAGATTGTCTGCGAAGGACTTAAAGCAGCTGGATATACTCCAGGAATCTACGCATCCTTAAGCTGGTTCAACAACTACCTTGGCAGTGTTCGTGGTAAATACATCGAATGGATGGCAAGATACAAGAATCTTCCGGAAGATACATACAATGGTCAGTATGCTATCTGGCAGTATTCTTCCGATGGTCATGTAGATGGAGTCAGTGGAAGAGTAGATGTCAACTATTGCTACATGGAGTTCGGTGGCAGTGCTACACCAGTAACACCGTCAGCATCTTCTAAGCCAGCAGAGAAGAAAGATTTAGGACAGGTCGATATTACATATCAGGCTTTCACAGACAGATGGTGGCCACCAGTGGTGAATAAAATCGACTGGGCTGGAAAAGGTGATGATGTTTCGATTAAGTGGCTTGCCATTAAAGTAAGCAAAGGAAGTATCCGGGCACGTGTCTATACGCAGGCTAATGGTTGGTTGCCATATCTTACATTCGGCAACAGCTATGATCTGAATGACAAGGTAAATGGAATCTTCGGAGATGGTTCAGAGATTCTTGCTATTGAGTTGTATTACATCACACCGGATGGATATAAGTACAAGATGGTTCACTACAGAGTTTCTGTACAGAACAACAAGAACTTCTATGCAGATCAGGTTGACACACTGAAAGCAAGTGGCATGGACGGATACGCAGGAGACAAATACAGATTCATTGACAAGTTCCAGGCTTGGATTGAGTAAAAAAGATGCCCCGGAGTATTTGACTCTGGGGCATTAATATTGTATCATCTTCTTCTATTTTCGTGTTGCATTTCGTGTTGCATAGTTTTCCAATATCGTATAATTCCTCTAACTTATAAGAATTATTCTAATATGCTAGAATCTGTGAAACCCTTGTATTTACTGGGAAAAACAAAAAAACCAGCAACCATAACGATTACTGGTTTTACAGGGGATGAGAGAATCGAACTCCCACCAAAGGTTTTGGAGACCCCTATCATACCATTTGACCAATCCCCTATTCAGTTGTCGCTTAACTCAAGCGACTTGTTAAGTATACCTTATGGAGTGATGAATGTCAAGAAAAAAATAAAGAAAATTCAAGAAATGTTTCAAGGATGGTTCTCTAATTCTGAATCAAATTATAACGCATTTATCAAAGCGATGCTTCGGGGGAATGTGAAAGAGATGAATACTTATATGAATGAAGTTGCACTAGCTACATTTAGCAGTTTTGATACAGGAAGACATCCGGCAGGAAAAAGGTAGCCGGAGCGTTTCTATCATGGATTCGTTCTGGGACTTTTGGTAGAATTAAGAGATCGTTATGAAGTAAAGTCCAACAGAGAAAGCGGTTACGGGCGATATGATGTGATGTTAATACCAAGAGAAACGCCGGATCAGGCAATTATAAAAAAGGAAGAAGCGACCTCAAAATCACTTCTTCCTTTCTTTGTTCTCTTACAGAATTTCAAGATCCATCATTGCTTTTTTCAGAACTTCTTTATGTGCATCTTCCATCTCTGTCAGAGGTGCTCTAAGAGTTCCAACTTCTTTTCCCATCATGTTAAGAGCAGCCTTAACCGGGATCGGGTTCACTTCACAGAAGAGAGCATCAACCAGTGGAAGTGCATCTAACTGCATCTTGCGGCTACCTGCGATATCTCCTGAGAAGAATTTGTAGCACATGTCATGCACGTAAGCCGGAGCTACGTTGGAGAGAACGGAGATAACTCCGATTCCGCCAAGTGCGAGAAGTGGTACAACCTGATCATCATTTCCTGAGTAAAGATCAACGTTGCCATCACAAAGATGCAGGATCTGTGCAACTGTGCTGATATTTCCAGATGCTTCTTTAATACCTACGATGTTCTCAACATCTTTCACAAGTGTTGCAACTGTCTGTGGCTGAAGTCCACATCCTGTACGGCTTGGTACATTGTACAGAATCGCCGGAATATTTACTTCATTACAAATAGCTGTGTAATGAGCAATCAGTCCGTTCTGTGTTGCTTTATTATAATATGGTGTAACGAGCAGAATTCCGTCAGCTCCATCTTCCTGAGCTTCTTTGGACAACTGGATCGCTGTTCTTGTACAATTAGAACCTGTTCCGGCGATGACCGGGATACGGTGGTTCACACGCTCAATTGCAAAACGGGTTGTTGCTGCATGTTCTTCCTCTGTCATAGTAGCGGATTCACCTGTTGTTCCACAGATGACGATCGCATCTGTTCCGCCTGCAATCTGCTCCTCTAACATCTCATCTAATTTGTCATAATTGACCTCAAGATTCTCTTTCATCGGAGTAGCGATCGCTACACCTGCGCCTTTAAAAATTGCCATTCTTTTTATCCTCCTTCAACATGGTGAAACAAAGTGTTACTGGTCA